CCGATGAGCGAGCCGCCTTCCTGCTTCGTCTTCACTAACCCGCTGATAAACGCCGCCATCGCCTTACCGGCATCTTCTTTGAATGTCTTGGCGAAATCCTGAACGGCGAGCCCCCCCTTGGCCGCGACCTTCGCGAACTCATCGAGATCAGCCCCGCCTTCTTCGACGGCCACCGCGATTTTGATCATGGCCTTCGACATCGCAGAGCCGCCCATTTCGGCCTCGATGCCCACCGAGGACAGCGCATTCGCTAACCCAAGAACTTCACCTTCAGTCAGACCGATGGTCTTACCGGCACCAGCAATGCGCTGGGCCATGTCGAGGATTTCCTTCTCGGTGGATGCGCCGTCATTACCGAGCGCGACAATAGCGGCGCCAAGGTTGTTCACCTTATCGGTCGGCGTCCCCATGACGTTGGAGAACCGAGCCATCGCCACCGCCGCCTCATCAGCCGTCAGGTTCGTGGTGGCGCCCATCTTCGCCATCGTGGCCGTGAACTCAACGATGTGTTCTTTCTTGACGCCCAACTGCCCTGCCGACTCACCAACTTTCAGAATCTCGCTCGTAGAAATGGGCAACTCTGTGGAGAGTTTCTTAAAGTCTTGTGCGAGTTTGGCGAACTCAGGGCCTGTGGCGTTGACGGTCTTTTTGACGCCGGCAAAGCCACTCTCAAAGTCGATAGCCGCCTTAATTGATAGTCCAGCCGCGATGGCAATCGGCGCCGTGAACTTCGTGATGGCCGCCCCGGCCTCAGACATGCCCTGTCCAGCCTTCTTCAACTTCTCGCCAACCGGCTCAAGGTTTTTTACCAGCCGCGCAGATTCATCGGAAATCTTCTTCAGGTCTGGTGGGACGTCCTTGCTGAGGGCTTTGAACTTGGCGCTCGCCTCGCCAGTTGTAGCGGCGACTTTCTTAAGTTCTGTATCAGTGAGTTTGGTGAGATTCCCTACGTCGCCGATGGCCTTAGCCATCAACGTCGCATCCTGGATGACCTTCTTACCCGAAAACGAATCCGCCATCCGCCCAAGGGATTTCTCGACCTTAGCAGAGCCTGTTTCAAGGTCTTTGAGCTGGACCTCCGCCTTATTCACTGCATCAGTGAACGATGAGAAGTCAGCTTTAAAGGTCGCAGTAATAGCCATTTACCGTTGTGTCGCTGCCTTCTGCATCATCTGGATCACGCCGTCGTAATCATCAAGTGAGAGCGCACGCACGTCGTCTACTGTCCAACCAGGGAAGAATCGACAGATGGCAAGGTCGCTGGCGATGTAGTCGGCGTGCTCAGGGCGTTTTTTCGTTCGGCCCTCGCCTTGTCTGCCGCTTCATCGTGGGCATCCACGGCCGCCACGATCTCGGCGTAACTGTCCGGATCGATGGCGTCCAATGCGGAAGCACTGAACGCCTGCGCGCCCGTGCCGAAGGACCACGCCACGACGTATTCCAGGATCTTAGTCTTGCCGACTTGTTCCGGATTCAGTTCCGGCTTCTCACCAGCCTGCATCGTCTTGACCAGGTTCGTGAACACGCGCCGCTGCTCTCCGGCGTTCAGTTCTTTCTTGACGTCGATCCAGTCGCCGTCGGATAACGGCAATCGCACCATGTCTGGGACAACAAATCTGCTTCTCGCCATAGCGGACTCACTCCTACGAGATCGACGCGGTCAGCGTCGTGCCCGTAATCTGCAGGCTGTTCACGGTGTAGACCCACTGCCCGTTGGCGTGGGGAACGACGAACGTCAGAGGCGCCTGCGAAGCTCGAAATTCGTCAATCGAAATCACCTTGGCGGTCACGGTCCCGCCCGGCCCCATCTCCCACGAGGCGAGGACGGCGGCCTGGTGGTAGCCCCACCGGAGTTCCGCCGCCGCGCCTCGAATCGTGAGCGTATTCATTAGAGATTCACCTGAACAGACATGCACCGACCTATAATTGATGCGTGGCCGGCATGCGCCATCCGAACGCCAAACTGACCGACTCTGATGTACGTGAGATTCGTCGGTTGATACTGGAGATGCCAAACCGGTCGATGTCCGCCATAGGCAGACGGTTCGGCGTCACCTTCCAAACGATTCGCTACATCAGATATAGACAAGGCTGGACCCACGTCAGTTAGTTCTCAAAGACTTACGTACCATGAGTTAGAAGCAACGAAGTTCCCGCTCAGCGTCACCGCGCCACCGACCGGCGCCTCAATCGCTACCGACAGCCACGCCGTGCCGTACGCGTATTTCGTCGGCGAGACGGTGATGTCGGGATACAGGTACAACTTCACGCCCGTGGACGAGATCGCGCCCGCGAACGGCTTCGTTTCCGCGTCGTTCCAGACACCAGAGATCGTTCCGGACAGGTTCGGCAACCCCTGCACGAACGTCTTGTTTGTGTCTCCGAAGGACGTTACCTCGAACGTGTCGCTGGCACGATCCAGCGTCCACGTATTCAGTGAGATGCAGACGGTCGCCACGCCCGTGGACGACTCGATTGCGAGATAGACGGCACCAGTTTTTCCAGCGTGAGCAGCGATATAGCTATCCTCCTATGGCGTCGTTTAGGTGTATCATTGGAGAATGAGTGCCATTACCCATCACTGCCAATGTGGCTGCGAACAGCCAATTCCGAGCAGGCCCAACCACCGCTATAAACAGCCGCGGTACCTGCCCAATCACTCCTCTCGCGACCCTCGCGTGAAAGCGAAGCTCGCGGACACCTATCGAAGCCTGAGAGAGCGCCCTCCCGATGCACCGATCTATCGCTGCCAGTGCGGCTGCGACGAAGAGATCCCGTGGCGCAAAAGGCATCACCAACACCCGCCACGGTTTATTCAAATGCACTACCTGCGCGACGACACGACACTGCGCGTACGAAACCTGCGCCTTGCGAAACTCGGCAAGCGACTGCAACCACCAGCGGATTGGAAGATTCCATCTGGGCTGTGTGAATGTGGATGCGGTAACGCCACACGAATCTCGAAGTTTTCTCGCCCCGAACGCGGCGAGTACATCGGATTTCCAAGACGATGGCTTATGGGCCATCGTGGCATGGCGTTGCTTTCTAAACGCGGGGCTGATCACATGTCGTGGAGGGGCGGGCGATGTGCCGCCAAGGGCGACTACGTGCGCCTGCACAAGCCAGACCATCCAGGCTGTAACCGAGATGGATACGTGATGGAGCATCGGTATGTGTACGAAACGACGCGCGGCATCACGCTTCCCAAAGACGTTCACGTGCATCACATCAACGGCATCAAGCACGACAACCGGCCCGAGAACCTGATCGCGATGACGCGGTCCGCCCACAGACAGCTCCATCTCAAGGCGTCCCATGTCATCGCGCTGTTTTTGGATGACCGCCTTCTGGATGCGGCACGCGACTACGTCCGCGCAATGGGCGAACTGCCGGACTTGGGAGACCTGACGGCGAAGGTATATGGCCAGCCGTGAACTCATGCGATCTGCTGCTCCTTTTGCAGAGCAAGGAGCGATTGCAGACCGCCTAGCACCGTCTTGGTGCGTTCGATCCACGACGCCTCTGCGACACGCGCAGGGAGTGCCGCCGCCATCGTCTGTCGGCCGGCATCATCAGCCAGCCAACAACGAATCAGCGCCGCGGCCTCGATCGGGGAACGGAACATCGGCACGAGACCGCCGAACACTTCCGCTGATTCCAATCGGTAATCCGAGAGACAAAACGTCCCGCACGCGGCCAGTTCATAAGCGCGTGGGTTGATCGATTCCGCATGGGTAATCTGGGGTGCATCAGGCCCCCACCCTTGCGAGGTGCGATACAGGTTAAGGCCGATCTTCGCGCGTCGGTACAGGAGCGTCGCGCGCGCATTCTCGAGCGGACCTGAATGAAGATGCTGTCGTACCTGCTTGTTCAGCAGCTTCTGATTCCATGTCCCGTACAGACCGAGGTTGATGCCGGTCCAGTCGATGCTGTTGAAGAAGCGGTACCGCTCACGGAACCCGGTGCCGACAAAGACCACGTCGTGCGCCGGCACGCTGTCGTCGATGGGGAGATCCGTGCGATGGACGACGGGGTTCCAGCCGTGCGCGAGATAGCCGAATCGCGGATTGACCGTGCGAAAGGATGCGACGGCGCTGCGTTCATTCGTCCACCCGCCGTCCACGATCTTCGCCACCTTCATCTCGGAGTCGTGGTCATACGGACTTTCCGTGAACAGCACGACCACCCTGAGCCCAGCCTGCTTCATCATAATGAGGACATCGGGATGGAACAGCATCGCGCTCACCACCAACACGACATCCACGTGGTTCCGCAGGGCCATCTCAAGCGCCCCGAGGCTGGCGTGATAGCTCAGGTCGGCGGGATTTGGCGGGCTCAGGTTGGGCTCGGTTTTCTTCTTCGTGCGCCAGAGCCAATACAGCGCGGACTGGGACGCGGCGAAGCGTTGATCAAGGCGAAACGAGAACACCTCCACGTCGTGGTATTTCAGGCCAGCTTGCAGGCCGAGGAACACGTCAGCCGTCGCCCACGATGCACCAGGATGCGCGAGTAACATCCGCAGCTTGCGTCCGCTCATGCGTGCGCCTCGAGCAATTCTCGGATCACGAGGGGCGCGCATTCCGCGCACAAGTAATCGGCGTCGATGTCTTCCAGGAATCCCACCGCGCCACACCCGCGACACATCCCCACCCCTCGATGCACGACGTCGCCGTGCCGCACATCCGGCTGGGCAATGACGAGACAGTCCTTCATCCAGATCGGTTTCTGTCCGGTCTTCGCTACGGTGTCGCGGATCCACTCGTAATCGACTTCACAGCGCCGCTCATCGCTGACCGGCACTAATGATTCGCGTGGCGCCGCCATGCAACACCCCGAGAGATTCGCGACACGCACGTCTCTGTCGTGCCAGAGCAGAAAGCGCATCCCGAACAGGCCCGACATGAAGCCTGGGCTGTAGAACTGAAACAGCACCGCACGCCCCGATCCCAGCTTCTTTCGCAGCCGCGCAATCGCCCCGTCCACGTACACGTCGTCATCCCCCAACCCGCAGAAGTAATCGCCCGTGGCGAGCTCCATCGCGCGGTTGAACTGGGGATTGCCCTGGAACGCATACCCGCCGTTGTGCGCGACGAAGGTGAAGCCGTAGGACTCCACGAGGGCTTGCACACGCGGGATCTGTGTCTGAGCGACGAACGTGTCCAGCACGATCAGGACTTGGTCGGTCGGCTGCAGGGCCTGCCGTTTGATGGACTCGAGCGTGTCCACCAACGTCTCGCGGCCCATCGTCGGCACGCAGATGGTCAGGCTCGGCTTCATGACTGCGTGACCACCAGTCCGTGACGCTGCACCATGTCGATCAACTTTACGTACATCTGCCGACGGGCGCGGATGGCGATCGGGATCATCTGCTGCGACTCAGGCGCCTCAGGCATCTTTCCGCGGTTCGCGCCGGCATGGGTGCGACGCACGCCCGTACCCTTTTCAAACAAATGGGCATGTCTCGCATTACTTTTCACGCGCGCACTGACGCCGCCGCGGCCAATGGCTTCCACGGTGGTAGTCACGCCACGTTGCAGATTGCCCGTCACACGCGCGCTCGAATACGCCGCTTTCGTGTCGCGCTCAGCCGACTTCGCCGATTCGATGACGATGTTCGAGGCTTCGCCCGTCAACTCAGCGGGCAGGTTGTGCAGGGCGTTGCGAAACTCAGAGAGACCGGTCCACGTAACACTCACTCCACACACCTCTCGTCAGCACGGGAGGGGGCGCCGCCCACGACGGACACCCCCCACCCGCACCACAATCCATCACCGCTTCGACGTCCGATTGGA